GGAGATCAAATGTTGTTTCAGACATCGGTAGATTATTTGGTGAAGCAATAGCACTAAAATTAGACCAAACTATTGCGGCTGAATTTGACAACTTCTCAACTACAGCATTAGGTGGTGCTACAACAAACATTACACCAGCTAAAATTTTTGAAGCAGTAGCGAAGTTAAGAACAAAATCAGTAGATCCATCGGGCATAGTGTGTGTATTACACCCACTTGTAGCTCACGATGTTAAATCAACTATTACTTCAACATTTGCGGCTCCGGCTTCAGATATGGGTAATGAAGCAATGAGAACTGGCTTGATTGGTAATATTGCAGGAATTCCTGTATACGAATCAGCGGCAATCACTTCAGCTTCTGGTGCATCAAAAGGTGCGGTATTCCACAGAGATTCAATTGGCTTGGCAGTAGGCGAAGACATCAAAATTGAAACTCAAAGAGATGCCTCAGCTCGTGCGACAGAATTAGTTGGTGTTGGTACATTCGGTGTTGATATGTTAGAAGAAACATACGGTGCGGAAATGTTCTTCCAAACATCACTATAATTTTAATAGTACACTATAGTGGGGAGCAATCCCCACTATATTTTAACAAGGAGACACGATGAGCAATTATACTACTGATGCAGACATATTGGAATATGAACCAACTATTAAAGAGTATGGTATCATAGACTTTAGTTCAGCACATTCAAAGACTACAGCAGACATACAGAGACACTTAAGAATAGAGTGGTGGCCTCGTGTTAGAAGAGCAAAAGATTATTCAAATTACTTTTCAACAACAGATTTAGAAATGAACAATAGTAAGCTAACAGCAAGCCAATTTAAAACAGCGGCAGTTTACCATTGTTTAGCATATTACATACTACCACAACTTACACAGCATATGGCAGACCCAGATAGGTTCCGTATGATGATAGACTTTTACAAAGCAAGATTTAGAGAAGAACTTGACTATGTTTTAGCTGACGGCATCAAATACGATTGGGATGGTGACGGCACAGTTGAAGCAAGTGAAGAACAACCACAACACTTCAATAGATTGGTAAGATAGTATGTCCAACATTAGAGAAGACATAGCAAAAGACATAGTACAAGTATTACAGGGTATAACTGATCCTGCAATAGTATTAGTGTCAAGGAATCCAATTAACACTACAGACTTGTCTATAGCACAGTATCCAGCTATTTTTATTAGAACTACAAGCGAGTTAAGAGATGATGCGACAATGACAGACTTGCGATTTAGTGAAATAGAGTTTACAATAAGTGGATATGTTAGAGCTTTATCAAGTGCCACAACAGTTAATAATTCAATTGATGAACAAAAGAATAATTTAATTGAAGCAGTTGAAGAAGCATTAGAAACAGACAGAACAAGAAATGGTAAAGCATTAAACAGTTTTGTCTCAAACATTGTAGCGGATGATGGAAGTATTTTTCCAATTGGTAGGGTAGATATTACATACACAGTTCGTTATAAATATACACGAGGAACACTATAAAATGAAGATAACAGTTTATAAAAATGACAAAATGAAAGTGTGTGGCAGACACGAGGCAATGAATTTAGTGGCTAATGAGGGATACTCATACAGCCCTAATACAACACCAGCAAAAGCTAAAAAGCAATCCAAAGCTAAAGTCAAAGTTGATGCTGATGTAATAAAACAGGATGCAGATCCAATTATTGACTTTAGCGACATTAAAGGAGATGAATAATGGCAACATATACAGGACACGATGGTAAAATTGAATTTACTGGTGGTGGTCAAACAGACAAAGCTATCGTAAATTTAAGAAACTTTTCTATCGAACAAACACAGGACACAATCGAAAATACGGTTATGTCAGCTAACGGCTCTAGAACATATGTACCTGGATTATCAACATACACTATTAGTGGTGATGTATTCTGGGACGGTTCTGATTCAACAGGGCACTTCTTATTAGGTGAAGACTTTATGAATCACGAAGGTGAAGATTCGGCTATTACTTTTAAAGTATACCCATCTGGATCAGTTGGTTCAGTAAGCAACACTAAATTTGAAGGTAGTGCTATTTTAACAAGTTTTTCAATCACAAGTACAGTTGACGGAATGGTTGAAGCAAGTTTTACAGCACAAGGTACTGGTACATTAGCGGTTGATCTAATTTCATAGGTGTCACAGTGATTGGCATTAGGTACAAAAGCAGTCGTAATATTAAGGATTTGAGCACACAAGTAAAAGCTCTAATCAAAGATATACGAGAGCAAACATACCAAACAGCACGATCACTTACACCTGTTGATACTGGATTTGCTAAAAGTCAGTGGAAAAAACGAGACCAAGTTAAAGGTTTTAAGGTGACAAATACCACACCTTACATTCCTTTTTTAGATGAGGGTAGCTCTAAACAAGCACCCAATGGTATTACAAAACCTACTGTCAGGAAAATGGCAGGATACATTAGAACTAAAAGCAGGAGATTAAAACGATGACTGATTCGGACAAACAAACACAACCCGCAATTGATATAATAACAGGACACTTTAAAAACAAATTAGGTGGAGATTTATTAAAATACAACAGCGAGGATTGGGGTATTGACATATACTATAAAGCAACGGCTTCATTGGCAGTTGAAAATAGAATTATGACTTTACAACAGCAAGGCAAAACGGCAGAAGCACTTGTAGAAAGTATAGTAAGCAAAGCACTGACTAAAGATGGTGAAAAAATGTTTAAACCAACTGATAAACCAACTTTCTTACACGAAGTAGACCCACAAGTTATTATAAAAGTGGCTACTGTACTTAACAATGCCAATGCTGAAAGTGTTGAGGCTATTGAAAAAAACTAATAGGGGACAGGCACTTGTACAACCAAGTGGCCCTAGCTGATTATTTAAAAATACAAATATCAGATATTTTGAAAATGTCCCATTTAGAGTATAAGACTTGGTTGGCTTACTTCCAAGTTCAAAAGCGAGAACACGATAACGAGATGAGGAAACAAGGTGGCGGTAAAAGAGCAAATAATCCTAGAAGGCATAGATAAAACACAGAGAGCCTTTAGTAATGTACAAAAGAGTCTCAATCGTGTTGAAAAAAATACCAATAGAAGTGCAAATGCTTTTAGCAACTTAAGAAATATTGTTGTTGGAGCGGCAGCGGCTATTGGTGCAATTAAACTATCCAAAGACTTCCTAAACACAGCAGTTGAAATTGAAAACTTGGGCATACAGTTGAAGTTCCTAACGGGGTCAGCTGAAGAAGGTGCCAAAGCAATGGACATACTTACCCAATTTGCGGCAACTGTACCGTTTGAGCTACAACAAATAGCCAACTCAGCTCCTAACTTATTGACAGTAGTAGACAGCACTGATGAACTAAATGAGATGCTACAAATTACTGGTGATATAGCGGCTGCCACAGGATTAAGTTTCAAAGAAACAGCAGAACAACTACAAAGATCATTTAGTGGTGGTATTGCGGCGGCGGATATGTTTAGGGAAAAAGGTGTTAAGGCTTTATTAGGTTTTGAAGAGGGTGTAAGATACAATGCTGATCAAACTAAAAAAATGATCGTTGAAAGCTTTAGAAACGGCACAATGGTTATGAAGGGTGCTTCTAAAGATATGGCGGATACATTTACTGGTACAATGTCAATGTTATCAGATAAACTATTCAAGTTCCAAGACAGCTTAATGAATGCAGGACCTTTTGATTTTATTAAAGCACTAATTGGTACACTTAATGACTTTATTGAAAGTAGATTTGGTAGTATAGAAGTAGCCGCAGAACAAATGGGTCAAAAAATGGTTATGGCATTCCAAGCCGCAACTATTGGACTTGCTAAATTTGGAGATATGATTACTCCAATTGTTAGATTTGCAGGCAAGAGCATCAAAGGATTAGTTGAGATGACAAATGGCTTACCAGCTACTATAAAAGCAGTAGGACTAATTGGATTCTTAATGTTGGGTATCAAAGGTAAACTTGTAGTATTAGCAATTGGTGCCGTATTTGAAAAAGTCAAATTGATGTTTATTGAAGTAATGGAGTTTATGGCCAAAGGTAAAGACAAGATAGCAGGACTACTTGAAGCAATTGGTATGGACGAAACAGCTAAAAAGTTAAGAGTCAATGCAGAAGAGATTAGACAAAGCAATGAAAAAGTTAGAAAAGCAATTGAAGATGGTAAGAAAAGTATTGTAGAAGACAATGAAGAAATTATACTGTCAATGGGTGAATTTGGTAGCATAACAGAAGAAGAATTAAGCAAAGCTGGACCAATGGTACAAGCACTAACAGAATTTTACAGACAGCTAAATGAAGAAACTAAAAAACAAGCTGAAATACAAAAACTATTGGACTATGATGATCCAATTAAAAATATGGCTAAAGCCGCAGATGAACAAATAAAAGTTGAAGAAGCTAAAAATGAAAAGCTACAACAAGAGTTAGATAAGTTCCACAAATTACAGTTAATGAAAAAGAAAACATTCCAAAAAATGGTAACTGAAGCAGAAGCCAAAGAAGCTAAAAAGAGATTGTTTATTGACACACAAGCACACAAAAGAAAAATGGACTTTCAAAAGACTGTAGCAGATGCAGAAAAAGCCTTTAACGAAAGTAGAACAACAGCACTTAAATCATACACAGAAGGCTTTATGGGTGAAATGAAAAAACAAGAAACAATGTTTGAACAATTATCACAAGCAGGAGCAAGAGCATTTAATGGTATGGTAGATGTGCTAACAGATTTTGTAATGACAGGTAAATTAAGATTTAAAGATC